AAATGGAAGTGAATCAGGAACTTCTTTTAGACAAGCATTATATTTTAAAGAAATAGGCTTAAATTTACATGATACTATGATTTGGGAAAAAGAAACATTTACAGCAGTAGGAAGTATTAAAACAAGATATGCACCTGTATTTGAATATATGTTTATTTTATCAAAAGGAAAACCTAAAACATTTAATCCTATTATTGATAAAAAAAATATATATGGTGGCACAAAAATACATGGAACTTTAAGATTAAAAAATGGTAAAACTAAATTACAAAGCTGTGTTGGTAACAAAGTTAAAAATTATGGTATTAGACATAATGTTTGGAAAATGAATAGTGAGAAATCAAACAAAACTGATCACCCAGCAGTATTTCCAATAAATTTAGCACAAGATCACATAAAAACTTGGTCTAATGAAAAAGATATAATTTTAGATTGTTTTATGGGTAGCGGAACAACAGGAATAGCTTGTAAAAATTTAAATAGAAATTTTATTGGTATAGAAATAGATAAAAAATATTTCTATATTGCTAAAAATAGAATTGAAAGTATATTAATTTAATGTCAGATATAGTTCAAAAATCAACCGAGTATCGTATCAAGCAGATAGAACTTGCAGAAGCTAAATACTACAAAACTTTAACTTCAACATTAGATAGAATAGAACGAGAAGTAGTATCATTAGCCAATAGAGATTTACCGACACAAGATGGTAAGCTTATAGAATTACAAGCGGCTATTGCCATAAGACCCAAAATAAAACAAATTATAGATGCAGAATACTTACCTTTTGCAGACCAGGTAGTAAGAGAGGGATTTAACAAACAAGCTAAAAGAATAGAAAAAGCTTTTAAAAGAATTGGTAATATACCTGTTGAGTTTCAAGAACTGACTAAGGGTGATTTAGCTTTAGTACAAAATTTAAAGCAACAATATTACACACAATTCAAAGACGTATCAAATACTTTTACAAGAAGATTATCAGAAAAGGTTTATCAGAATACTTTAGTTGGTTCTGAATTTACAGTTTTAGAAAAAGAACTAAGACAAACTGTTAATGGTATTTATGCAAGTTCAGATGATGCAGAAGCGAATCGTTTAGTAAAATTTATAAATAATAATAAAAACAAAAAGTCTATGCAATCAAGAGTTGATAAAGCAGTTCAAACATTACAAACTAAATTTGCTAGAGATCGTGCTGGTGAGAATATGAAAAGATATGCTGGTCAGATATTAAACGACTCTTTACGTGATTTTGATGCTACTTTGAACTTTAATAAGTCAAAAAATGCTGGTCTTACATTTGTCAAATATTATGGAGATGTAATACCCACAACACGACAGATTTGCAGAAATATTGTAAATGGTGTAATAAAATCTAAGAGACGAGATGGTCTTTTTACGATTGATGAAGTTAGACGAATATGGTCATCAAGAAGTTGGTCAGGCAAAAAAGCTGGAGACCCACTTATAGTTAGAGGTGGTTATAATTGTCGTCATCAATGGAGTTACGTCAATCCTGATTGGTATGATAGTAGCGGTGAACTAATAATATAGGAGTAAAAATGTCAGAAGAAAAAAAACAAGAAACTTCAGCACCTGTTGAAGTAAAAGAACAACCAAAAGAAGAAATAAAAGCAGAACAAAAATTGTTCACACAAGAACAATTAGATAACATACTTCAAGCTAGAATAATGTCAGAACGAAAGAAGTATGAAAGAAAAATGGAAGAAGAAGATAAACAAAAAACAGAACTTCTTAAACAAAAACAATTAGAAGAAGCTAAATCAAAAGCTGAAATAGAAAAGCTTATGAAAGAAAGAATAGCTGAAAAAGACTCTGAAATATCAAGATATAAAACAGAAATCAAAAAAGAAAAAATTGATAATTCTATTTTATCTGTTGCATCAAAGAACAATGCAATCAATCCTCAACAAGTCGTTCAATTAATTGAAAGAGAAGTAAAATTAAATGATGATGGAAGAATAGAGGTACTTGATAATAATTCTAATGTAAGATATAACCCAAAAGGTGAACTCTTTACAATAGAAGATAGAGTTAAAGAGTTTCTAGATACGAACCCACACTTCCGCAATGCAACAGTACAAGGTTCAGGAAGTAAAGCAAGTATCGGTGGTAATACTGTAAAACCCTTAAATATTCAGGACTTAGACCTTAATAAACCCGAAGATCGTAAAGCCTATGCAGAATATAGGAAGAAGCGAGACTCAGGTGCTATTAAGATTAATTTAAACAATTAAAATATAAAGGAAACTAACAATGGCAAACGAAAGCACAAGTTCTACGCTATCGGAACTATATACAGAGATAGTGGCAGAAGCTCAATTTGTTGCACAGGAACAATCCATTATGAGAAATCTTGTAAGAAATTACGCGATCTCAGGTGGCGGTAAAGCGGTAGAAGTACCAATTTACGCGGCAGTTTCTGCGGCGGCAGTATCAGAAGCTTCTGATTTATCAAACACAGCGATTGACCCATCATCAGTTACAATCACAGCTTCAGAAGTTGGTGTTATGACTACACTTACAGACTTAGCAAGAAATTCTGCTCCAAGAAATGTTGCGGCAGACATTGGTAGATTGTTCGGTGAAGCAATTGCAAAAAAACAAGACACAGATATGACAGCATTATTTGATGGTTTTTCAACAGCTATCGGAGACGGAACAGCGGCTATCACAGCGGCTAAAGTTTTTGCGGCAGCTTCTGATTTAAGATCAGCGGCATTGAATATCAATGAATGTGCAGTAGTCTTACACCCTAAAATTGCTTACGACTTAAAAGCAAACTTAACTAATACATTTGCAAACTCAAACGCAAACGATTTAGCTAACGAAGCTTTAAGAAGTGGTTTTGTAGGAACATTAGCTGGTATGAGAGTATTTGAAACTTCAAATATGTCTAATACAGGTAATGCTGGAGACTATAAAGGTGCGGCATTCCACAGAGATGCTTTAGCAATGGCAGAAATGCAAGGGCTAAAAGTAGAAACTCAAAGAGATGCTTCATTAAGAGCAGACGAGATTGTAGCGACAGCAGTATATGGCGTAGGAGAAATCCACGATTCATATGGTGTAGAGTTACACTTCGACTCATCAGTTCAGTAATAATTGATTTCTTGTGGGGTAGAAATACCCCACGAGTCTAACAGGAGAATATATGGTAAAAATGAAAATTGAAAAATCAGCAACAATAAAATTAAAAAAGGGTAACAAAGTAATTGAGAGAACTTTGATAGACTATAATTCAAACAAAAGAGTATGGGAAATTAGAGGTTTCAAACCCGTTCAAGATGAGGTAAAAGTAGAAAATAAGGTTGATAACAAAGTTGTTAGTTTAAAACCAAAGAAGAAAACAAGGAAAAAGAAATGAACGAGTGGATTATATTTAAAATTAGAAAATGGTCAAAATGGGCTTGGGTAAAAGCTAAAAATAACCCAATGTATTCTATACCAATAGCAATAGTAATTATAATTATATTAGGAAGTTAATATGGCTAATTATACAGGTGCTAACGTAATTGTCGCTGGAGATGTAACAAAGTATCAACCTGATGCTTTTGGTTTTGGTATTGCTTCAACAGATACAGAAGCAACTAATTTCTTTGCACAAACAACAAACGATATTTTAAGAAGATTAAGAATAGAATGGTGGTCTGTATATAAAACTAATGTCTATACGGATATTACAGTTTTAAATACAAACGAAATGGTCGATACAAAAGTTAATTTAGACCAATTTGAACGTGCTGGTGTTTATTTATTTTTAGGTAGATTCTTATGCCCCGCTTTATCTAAATTCAGACCTGAAACAGAAAAAGATAGATTTGAAAGAATGGCAGAACATTATATGTCAGAATATAATCAAGAGTTTAGAGATATATTAGAAGATGGTGTAGAGTATGATGCGTCAGGGGACGGAACTATCGTTAAGAACGAAAGAGAGTCTTTACACGGTTCAGGACGATTAGTTAGATAATGGCTATTGGTATAAAGATTAAAACCAACTCAAAACATATAGAAAAAAGATTTAAAAGGTTACAATCAAAGTTTCCTAAAATTATTGATAAAGGAATATTACAAGCTGGTTTTCAATTATTAGATATTATTAGAACTAAAACAGCAAAAGGTATTGATGTTAATTCAAGAAAATTTGCACCTTATAGTTCAAGCTATTTAAAAAAATTAAACAGAGAGGGTAAAAAGACAGCAGTTGATTTATTTTATACGGGTCGTATGTTAAGTGCATTAACACCAAGTAACAGAACAGTTAAAAAAACAGGAAAAAATAAAATAACTTTAGGTTTTTCTAATGCTGAAATGAGACAGAGAGCATTATTCAATCAAGTTTTAAACGAACCTAAAAGAGTATTTTTTGGCTTTAATGATAGAACAGAAAAGATTATACAGAATACATTTAACAAGTTTATAAAAAAACAATTTAGAGATATGAAATTATGAGTGTAAGAGAAAACATAGCATCTAATTTACTTACTGTTATC